GAAGAACGTCCTCGAACGCGAAGCCGCAAGGAACTTGGAGAAGCTTGGGCCCTTAAAGGACAGGGACAAGCTCGTCGACTCCCCCTTCACAGACCCGCTGAAGCGAACCTCTACTAACCCCAACGGTGAACCCTACAGTGCCTTCACTCGGGCCAACGTGATGGCAATGATCCACAACGCAGGGAACAAGTCCAACTGGACTGTCCTCGCGCGTGGGCTTGGGATGGAGCCTGAGGCTCTTATGAAATGGCTCCATAAGAACTCCGACAAGGAGATGTGGGATCGAGCACAGAAGATGGGTGACCTCTTTAAAGGCCTCGCCGAGCGCGCGGATAACGTCTACGAACGCATCACCGGGGCATCGATTGAGAAGATCAAACTGGATCCGATCCAGACCCCGTTCGGGACGTACGAAGGTTGGTACCATCCCTTGATCCGCGACCCGCTTCGTCAAGAGATATGGGAACAGGACAGTGCAGGGCAGTGGGTGCGTAAGCCTGCAGGACGCAAGACCTCTGTCTACAACGATCTGGACAACCTACATATCTCAACCGCCAACGGCTACACCAAGCGCCGAACCGGAACGGTCTACCCCCTCGATCTAAGCATCGACTCCATCCCATCCCGGCTGAAGCAGATTATCCACGACGTGGCGTTCCGTGAAACCATCCTCGAGACGGATAAGATCTTCAGCAACAAGGCCTTCAAGGCTGAAGTTATCAAACGCTATGGGGCGCATTACGAAGATCTCCTTAGGCCTTACCTCGAACACCTCGCTGGGGCGGAGTCTATTGCCTCGCAAGGCGCAGCTAAGGCACATCAAGTCTCCGAGTTCCTGCGCCAAAATGTCATCTCTACCTACATTGGCTTCAACCCCTACACTGCCCTAAAGCACGGCCCCACCGCTTGGGTCATGTCCATGGGCGAAGTCGGCGCGAAGCCCTTCCTCAACGCCGTTCGGACCCTCTACGGCAAGTCTCCAGAACTCGGCCTGAAGAACTCCCAGTTCGCAATGAAATGGTCCGAAGAACTCCAGCGCCGCGAACGTCATTGGCAAGATACAATAGCAGGTGAACATGCTTCGCTTGAAGGGTCCACAAACCTCCGCCAGAAGATCGTCGAGAAAGGGTCTTGGATGGTGGCGCAAAGTGATATGCTATCGGCGAAGCCTACGTGGGTTGCAGCGTATAATAACGCCCTCGAGAAAGGCCTTTCCCACGGTGAGTCTATTGATCTTGCTGACCGTGCTGTTCGCCGGGCTCATGGTTCTACGGCAGCTACCAACCAACCTGCGCTCGTCCGTGGTGGAGGCGCGCTGCACGGCTGGCTCACTTCCGTTTATGGGTTCTTTGGAACGGCTATGCAAAGACGTATCGAGATTGCTCATCAACTGAACGATACGTATCACCTCACTCGGGAGGGAGAGATTAACAAGGCCATGAAGACGGTCCCGGGCATTGCCGCGGATGTGTTCACTTACGTCATCTGGCCGACGATTGTTGAGGAGTGGGTGACCGGGCTTAACACCGATGACCGTCGCGGCTGGGGGACACATATTGTCCAAGGGGCTTTCCTAGGACTGTCGTCCTCAGTTCTCTATCTCCGTGACTTGATGCATGCCTTCGTCACAGGACAGGACCCCGGAGTGGGCCTGCTCTCTTCCCCGCTTCATGACATGACGAAGATGCTCCGTGACTTTGCCAAGGGCAAGGAGTCGATGAACAAGGCTCACGCTGGGAAGACCGTCGCGGACACCCTAACCGTCCTAGGCGAAGCCACAGGGATGGTTCCGAAGACTATCGCTAACGCAACCCGGTTCGGCATCGACCTTGTCAACCATCAAACCCATCCGAAGAACCTAAGCGAAGTAGCTCATGGTGTCACTCGTGGCACTACCAAACTGAGGGTAGAGAAATGAAAGAGAACTTCAAAGCTAGTCTAATCCAGGTGTTGAAGAGTGAAGGTGGGAATGATGACGATCCGCAGGACCACGGTGGGCGGACCTCCCGAGGGATCACCCAAAGGGAGTACGATGCGTGGAGGCAGGAGCGGAAGCTGGCGTCGTTAGACGTATGGAAGGCTCCGCAGGTGGACATTGAGGTCATCTATCACGATGAATATTGGAACCCTTGGTGCGATATGCTGCCGCTCGGTGCTGATTACATGTTCTTCGACATGGCTGTGAATGCCGGTCCCCACCGAGCGATCATCCTGGGCCAACGAGCCCTTGGTGTAACCGCAGATGGCCGCGTTGGTCCCCTCACCCGGCAAGCCATCCGCACCGCTGATCCCACCACCCTCATCTCCCGCTACACCACAGCAAAGGAGCAATTCTACCGCGCCCTGCATCAGCCCCGATTCATTAAAGGATGGCTAAATCGTAACAAGGAAGTGTACGGAGTTGCGCAACAGATGATTAAGAAAGGAACAGGAACGTGAACATTAATCTCACTCCACTACAAATGATGGGCATTGCCCTTGTTATCAATGGCGCGCTGATCGGCTCCACTGCACAACTAACAGATATAATGGGCCCTCACATAGCCCATATCATCGTCTCCGTTGCCAGCCTTGCAAATTCAGTTCTTGGTGGCGTGGTCACCATGTTCTCTGGTCAAGCCACACAGGTTAAGAACGTCCTTGCTATGCCCGGGGTACAACATATCGATATCAATGCCCAGGCCAACTCCACCCTTGCTGCAATCGCGATCGATCCAAACGTAGACAAGATCGCACCCACGCCCGCTTCACAGCAGCAAGTTACGGCAATCGCCAAAGCGGGCTAACCAAAGGAGTAACTACGATGCGTAAAGGTCTTCTTGCATTACTTACGTCAGTGGCACTGGGGAGTGCTGCATTCGCCGCGGATCTTTCAACCAAGGCTCCGCTCTTAGGTGGGCCTTACCCTTCTGTTCATTGCGGAATGTACTACGGAGTTGGCACTGGAGGCAGTGCTGGAGCGGTAGATGGGGCCGTGGTCGGGACGCAGATCGTCCAGGGCGAACTCGACGCTCTCGTCGGCTATACTTGTCCACTCGGCGCCGAAGGCTTCTGGTTCGTTGAAGGCTCTGTGGGGTTCAACAACGTCAACGGCTCCGTGAATGGCTTAGCGTTGAGTGGACCTTTGGTCCTAATGCAACGTGCTGGTGCAGGGTCCCCGATCAACCAACTCTTCAATCCCTTCAATAACCAACTTGCCTTACCATCTCTACCTCTCCTTCCCCCAGGCGTAACCGCAGGTATGGGCACGCCTTATCTCTTCGCGGGGATTGTAGAGCAAGACATCTCAACTCAAATCGGTCTCGATACTCATTCCAAGCAGTGGCTGATTGCGCCTATGATCGGCGCAGGGTTGATAACCCGTATCAGTAACGGCACTGCAATCGACACCTGGGCCGGATGGCAGATGAACTCGCAGAGCTTCTGCCCGGGCGGAGTCGGCACCGGTTGCGGCAAGCTGGGTAACGCTGGCCGCGTTGGCGTTTCGTTTAAATACTAACTCAAAGAAGGCTAACACTATGGTATCTCTAGGAGACATTGCTCAGACTATTGGTGCCTGCGTGTTAGCCTTCAATGCTTACCAGTCTTGGCGTAATGGGCGTTTAGCCCGTAAAGCCGTGGAGAAGATTGAGGTTGTTAAGCAGAAGGTTGAGGTAGTTGCGGCTCAGACTAATGGGATAAATGCCCACTTAGTGGCCGCGGTAGGAGACGCCAAATACGCTGAAGGGCTGAAGCGGGGGGAAGAGAATAGGAAGGTTAACGGCGATAGTTAAATAAGACTTCCATCCTGATCAATATCTGGGACTTCCGCTTTGAAGAACTTCATTCCAGTGCGGAAGTCCTGCTTCACAGCCTTAATCATCCCACCCATTTCCATGATATGTATCACCCGTTCGATCGAGTGCAGTGGGACGTAGTCCTTTGCGAAGTTGATGATCTTCCTTTCCGGCACCGGGCCTCTGCTTTGCAGCGTCAGCACGTAGTGGTAGATCTCATCCATCGCTTTCGCATCAGCATTCCCCGCGCCGGCTTTGAAGATATCCGGCATGTACCGCTCCGCCTCGGTCATCCAATTCATCGCCCTGTTGAAGTCGTCTTTCGTAAGCACCAGCAGATCACTTCGCTCGATTGCGCTAACCATGGACAGCTTATATAAATGGACTCGTCGACGAGTACCGTAATGGATGAGTTTCGGGTGTGACACAACTGGGGGCTCTCCAAGCTTTCGCCAAGTGTTGACCGCGTCTCGATAATCTTCTGTAACTGTAAACTGACCGACCAGACCAGATATAGATCGTAGATCGTGAATAAGATCAGGATTAAGACTAATATCAACATCTGCAAAGTCGTCGCCGATCGTGCGTTCATCTGAAAACACCATTATGATACGTGAGGTGAAGCCCTGTTCCCATGCGGTTTCGGGCATGTAGTGGAGAAGGTTGGAAGGGGTGGTGCCGACTATCAAATTCAACTGCGGCCGTCTGATCTTGATGTTGAGGTCGTTATTGCGTCGCGTCTGGCCATAGGCCCGGGGGTCGTAGAATGCGGACATTGTGCCGATGGCTTCCTCGTCGTAGGCTTTCATAAAGGCCGAAAGTTCGTCCGCCATGATGTACATGGAGTTATATTCGATAGGCCCATCTGGTTGCGGCAGCATCGCAGTCCGTTTGTTCTTTGTCAGTGCGTCGATCATGGAGCTTGCACTCATCGAAGTAGGCGCGGCCGGCGCCCCTTCCATTGTCATGTAGTAGTCCCGACCGCGGTGGACGCAGCGGGTCTTACCTGTTCCAGGGTGCCCAATTAGGGCACAGTAGATATTCGCATGGAGCTTCTCCCCTCCAGACACGACATAAACATGCTGCTCCACCGCAGCCGCGACCACACTAATGGCCGCCCACTTCCGGAATATCCTTGGTGCCTCTAGCGCCTCAGTGCTTTCGATGAAGGAGTCGATCCATGACCGACACTTTCGGCTGGCGTCGCCGTTCGTCGTGACCTTCGTAGTCTTTGAGGCCGTCAGGGTTCTCTTTAGCATCATAATGCCCCTTGTTCCAGCCGGTTACACAGTCGTATGGAATACGAAGAGTGCGGCCGTGCTGGAGTGGGATTTCCTCCACCAATTGTTCTTGTAGGATTGGTATGATCTCATCTTCATCTTGTTCCTTATACATGAAAGTAAGGGCGTCGTGATCTTGCATCATTATGAGGCAAGGGCGCTTGCGCCAGATCCGGAGCATGGCGCGATTTACGATGTCGGCGAGGGAACCTTGAGGGTCATAGGCAATGGCTTCGCGAAGAGTGGATGGGTCAGTTCTACGTCCAAAGAACCATCGTTTGCGGCCAGTAAGGCTAATAAGATTTCCCACCTTGGAGAGTTCTGTACCAACCCATCCATGCCAACGGAGATGTGCGGGAAACGCGGTGAAATATTTAGGCTGAAATCCGATAACGACTGGCTCGGGGAGGTTGGTTTGCATGGCGAGGGTTGGGGGCTGGCCTCCATAGTTGCTTCCATGGCCCAGCTTCTTACACATGAAGCGGTAAGAGTAATGTCGATAGAACGGCTGCTCTGCGATATGCTTATCTTGCTTGAGATTTCCTGTCCATGGTAGCTTAGGCCAACAGATTCGAGCAACCGCTGTATGCACATCACCAGATTCCACTGCATCTAAATATCTCCAATCGTTGAAAAGGTTCCCTTCTATCGCCCCGACTACGTAACTTTCTCCGGACTTTGCGTCGAACTTGGCGAACTTCCATCCCCAATCGGCAATGAAAACGCTTCTAAGGCTTTCCTCCACATTCTGTAGATTTCCGCCTGTGCCAAATTCAGAGTAGCTTGAACTAAAGCGGCCCGTATTTGTTCCACTGATGTTATAAGAGGTTCTAATTCGTCCATCTGGGTCCACTCCGGTTTTGAGGAAATCTATCTTCTTTGAAATCTCACGCATGGTGAGAATATGATTAACGATCGGCCGCGCCACGAGGAAGATTTGCATCTTCTCCAAGGCCTTGTGATCGCAAGTAGGGCGCCCGCCTTTGCGGATGACGGGGATGCCTAGGTAGCCGTAGAAGAGCTTTTGCAGATCGGGATTGCTGCGCCAAGAGAACGTTTGCATCCCGACTCCGTCGAGGACGATTTGTTCTAACTGTCCCTCCAATCTGTCGATTTCTTCGTAATACTCGTCGATGACCTCCTGTCGTCGACCCTGATCAACCAGAACGCCCCGCAGTTGCATTTCAAGAACAGGTCCTTGGAGGGCTCTACTGAAAGCATACGTAGGTCCTGTGTGATTATCCAATTGTGGAAGTAGAACATCAAGGATTTCGGCAGTGACGCAGCAGTCGAGTCCGCAGTAGGTACTTTCTCTTTCATCATGGTTATGGAGGTCCTCTGGATTGCAGAGATCGGTGCGGACTAGTCTCATTTAAGCCACTTCATTGGCATCCAAGCAATGATACCTGAAGCAAGTAATGACCACCATATTCCTCCTAATTGATATAATGAGATCATCATTATAATATAGCCAATTATGCGGGCTAAGTATATTCCAGCTTTCTGTGCGTCCATCATGCATCCCTCTTGATAGTCCTGCTATCTCTATATTCCGTCTTCCAAGCATGGTGATCCGTGTAGATACTCCCAAGAAAACCTAGTCCTTTGAGGCTTTCCGGCTGGAGGGCATGATGGAGGAGCATGGTGTCATGGGCTGCTCCACGAACTGCGATGCCCACTGTTCGTAAGATAAATGGGATGTCGTACATCCCATTTTGGAATAGCTTAAGGATTGATTGATCCTCAAGCACCTGACGTATAAGCTCCCAACATGATCGTTCAGCCTTTGCAGTTGGCCAATAACTACCGCTCTTTGAACGGGAGTCATGGAACGGAATAACGATAGCAAGATCCGGTCTGGGTGCGAGGCCAATCCGCGTAATCTGGTTTCCACTTGTCTCAATGTCGACCGAAAGTATCTTGCAGCCACGGATGAACCGGCGGATGAAGATGCGTATTTCGGCCAAGGACGGATCCGTCCAGATCGTACACTTGGGGCGTTTGACTTCGACATGGTCTTTCTCCTTCAAGATCTTGCTAAGATCTGCTACAACTGAGGGTCTGATCTCCCACTGTCTTGTGACGGCGGAAGGGTGATAAGTAAACAGAAGCTTATAGCCTGACACAGTATGAGTGCTAACGGCAGTAGTACCCCGTAGCTTAGCGATGCCAGTCCGACCAACCATAGCCCAAAGAGCAGTGTTGCCGAGGCAGACAATGAGATTTGGATCAACTTGAAGTATCTCGTCACCAAGTCGGTCAAGTTCATGTTGGAACTCCTTGCGGACGTGTTTCTTCTTGGAGACCCCTTGGGAGGAGAATGGAAGAAGGGGGTACCCTGGGATGGACTCGGTCTTAGGCCCGCAGAAGAAGTCCATGTCGTTCCCGGGAGGGTGTTGTTGGAAGACGTTAGTCCGGTAGAGTTCGGGATGGAGGTCCCATATCGCAGCAAGGTTCCATGGGTCTTTTGTACGATACCACTTCTGTATGAAGGAGCGATCCTCGGAGGTGAACTCAATCACCCCCGCGTCGTTGAGCATTCGCAGCAGTTCCGCTCCGGTGGCACCGACGAAGCCCTTGCCGATCTCGGCCTCGTTAGAGCCTTGGGCTTCGCCGATGAAGAAGATGGGTTTCACAGAAGTGCCTCAAGTACCTCGGTCATGGATAAGCAAATGTGATTTGCCATAAGGTACATAAGGTCAGGTTCGATTGCCTCAGGAATAAAGATGATGAGGCGCTTGTTGGTGCCGTTGAAGTATCCAGCCTCAAGATGAGCGCTGCGCCCACATGGTAAGACCAAGACACAGACTTCAGCCCATTGCATAGCACGATAATCAGCCAGAAAGCCACGTGCCGCATCTGGATGGGTTTGCAATAATTCACGATAGCGTTGCAAATCCCATTGCATCCATCCTTCTTCGACATCCTTCCATTGAAACCCTGCTTTGCCTGGAGGATTGCGGAAGTCGTAAACTTGATGACCTGCATGTTCCAGATCGATCACTACTGAAGGCTGATATTGGTTGCGCCAGCTGGAGGCTACATAGACTCTTTTCATTATCTCTGCCCCTGCAACCGTCTGATCTCATCATCCAAATACCACTGGGCCTTCTTCAAGTTCTCCACCGGATCCCCCTTGTCTTGATACCTCCAGATGTACTTAATGGCATTGCCTACGTTGAAGTTCAGGTGCCGGGTGATTTCGATACACTCGATCCCCGACGGATGCTTTCGATAGTGTGAAGGATTGATCGGGTCTTCGATGGAGGCCTCAGCACTGACGGCTTCCTCACGAGGCACCGCCTGATTGTCGCTTCGTCCCGCCTCATCGCCTTCGCTAGAAAGTAAATCGACCGGCCTTCGACGTATGCGCGCCGGATTAAACACCGATCCAGCAGCGTCAAATGAAGTCTCGTCTGTTTGCGCAGCGAGTGATGCGATGTCATGATGAAGCTCCTGTTCCATTTCAGGGCTGAGTTTGAAAGCTTGGGGGATAGTATTCATGGGATACTCCGAAAAAGGAGGGAGAGGTATTTGCGCCCTCTCCCTCAGTTAGCCGGGCGGTGCAGATGCAACCCGGCGGGAGGCCTCAGCAAGGCAACTTGGGGGAGACCCTGCTGAGGGAGAGCTTTAGCCGACCTTTGCGGTCGAGCCGACCTTCGAAAACACCCGCAAGCCGTCGTCGCTTGCTTCGTGCTTCATGTAGACAATCACCTCGCAGTTGGGGACCTCGTCCAGTCCCTCACCCATCGACTTCCCGGCGAGGTCGACGCCGCAGTTCTGGATGAACTCCTTTAGCATGAACGCCGACTTGTCGGTCACGTAGATAGTATTCTCGATTTCCTGACCGGCGATCTTCTGTCCATTGCCGCTTTCATCCACAGCTTCGAACTCGGCGATTGCATCCGGATCGACATCTTCCAGAGGCGCGATCACTCGATGGGTGAACTTCAGGTAATCAGTCTTCTTCTTCGAAGACTTCCCTTGTTCAGGAAGGCCGATCACGATGGTGTGATAGGAGCCCATCGGGAGCGTCGGCGGCGGCTTGATGTCATCGGCGGGTTTGTTCAGGATGTCAGTAAAGTTTGCCATTTGGTCACGCTTTCGTAAGGGGTTAGAAGGGGATGTCATCGTCTGCATTGGGACCCCATTTCTTGGGGCCTCCAGTGGTAGGGTCAGCTGGCCCTCGCTGTGGCCATTGGGTTTCCTTTTCTTGCGTTTCACGGAACTTCCGGATTTCTTCTTGAAGTGATGTCTCGATTGCAAGGGACAGTTCTCCTGTCCCAGGGAAGCGAGATAACGCCTCAAGCGCGATGGATAGGTTCTTGATGCGGAGGGTTGCATCCATCAGGCCATTTCCCAGTCCGTGGCTAGCAGGTCCGACTGAGAACACAGCCATGGAACGAGATGCCCATCGGCTGTTTTCATGTAGACGTAAGGTAACGTCATCTTAGAGTTGATGTCGGGGACTTGTAGCGCAAGCCACATGCCCTTGCCATTCCAACCGATGCGCCGAACGTGGTTGCCGTTCTGCATCTGCTTGATAGCCCATCCGATTGTTTCTTGCATGGTTACCTCCAAGTAACCGCCTTGACCGCCCACATCTGCGCCGTCTGCGCCTCGGTGATAGCGATCGAGCAGAGCCGGACCATCTCTGGATTGTCGCCGCGGGCGATGTAGCCTTTGCGGAAGTCATCCATATGGTCGATGATCTCCGCATAGAGCTTCTTCAGCTTGTCGACATCCCCCATCCCTGAGGGATTGAAGGAAAGGCCAACTGCCTTCTCGCCAAAAGTCTGCTGACGTTCGTCCATCTTAAACTCTCCTTTGTAAAGTCACCTTAGTTGGCCTAGCTTGTACCACCACTGGTTCGGCCTTTACCAATGGCGTAGCTAC